AGAAGAGGTGAAACCTTTGTTACTAGAAAAATCACCAGAGCACTTTCACGAATTTCAGTTGGGCAGCAAGACGTACTTTCTCTTGGAAACCTAAATGCAAAACGTGATTGGGGGCATGCAAAAGATTTTGTAGAGGCAATGTGGTTAATGCTTCAGCAGAGTAACCCAGATGATTATGTGATTGCCACCGGAGAACAATACTCTGTTCGTGATTTTGTAAATCAAGCAGCACCTTATTTTGGATTACATATTGTATGGGAAGGTGAAGGTATAAATGAAGTTGGATTAGAAAAATTTAGCAGAAGACCCATTATCAAAGTTGATCCTAAATATTTTCGACCTGCTGAAGTAGAGACTTTGTTAGGTGATGCCTCTAAGGCAAAAGAAAAACTAGGTTGGGAACCTAAGACTTCATTTAAACAATTAGTTGAGGACATGTGTATTCATGGACAGTGATAGTAAGATTTTGGTTGCGGGTGCCAATGGGATGGTTGGATCTGCAATTGTTAGGAATTTGAAAGTAAAAGGATACTTTAATATTATTGAGGCAACTCGTAATACGGTTGATTTTACTGATCAAGAAGAAACTAAAGAATTTTTTGAAAAAAACAAACCTGAATATGTGTTTGTTGCTGCTGCCAAAGTTGGTGGTATTATGGCAAATAAAAAATACTGTGGAGATTTTCTGTATCAGAACCTGATGATTCAGAACAACATCATTCATTACTCTATGGTAAATGACGTAACCAAACTTTTGTTTCTTGGTTCTTCCTGCACTTATCCCAAGTTTGCAAATCAACCAATTACAGAAGATCAATTGATGACTGGTCCTCTTGAACCGACTAATGATGGTTATGCACTTGCAAAAATAGCGGGTGTTAAACTTTGCCAATCCTATCGTCAGCAATATGAATTTAATGCCATCTCATTGATGCCTACAAATCTTTATGGTCCTAATGATAATTTTGATTTGGAAACATCGCACGTTCTTCCTGCGATGATTGCTAAGTTCCATAATGCTCTTAGTCATAGCAAACACTGGGAGGTTGAACTGTGGGGAGATGGGACAGCAATGAGGGAATTTCTTCATGTTGATGATCTAGCGGAATCTTGCTATGTCTGTATGCAAAAATATAATGAAGAAGGACATATCAATGTCGGAACTGGAGAAGATGTGACTATTAAACAACTAGCAGAAACAATTGCCGATGTTGTTGGTTATGATCGGTATATCAATTGGGATGTAACAAAACCAAATGGAACTCCAAGAAAAGTTCTAAATGTGGATAAAATTAAATCTCTTGGGTGGGAACCTAAAATTGGTCTCCATGAAGGTATTCAAAAAACTTATCAGTGGTATGTAACAAATGCAATATAAATGGCCATTAATGAAAAACAATATCACTCTAAGTGATAGATTGAAACTTGCTAAATTTGTTTTAACATCTGATAGATTTACTAATGGTAAAAAAGTCAGAGAGTTTGAATCCAAATGGAATGATTGGTTGGGATCAAAATATTCTTTATATGTCTCCTCCGGTAGTACTGCAAATTACCTTCTTCTTTCTGCCGTTAAGGAACTTTATGGATTAAAGGATGGTGATAAAGTTTTAGTTCCTGCCTGCACATGGGTTACAAATGTTGGACCAGTAATTCAACTTGGATTTACTCCAATTTTTTGTGATATTAATCTTGATAATTTTAGTTTTTGTGAGCAGGATCTTGAGCACATTTCCAAGATTCATTCGGATATCAAATTAATTTTTGTTACGCATTTGATAGGTTTTTCTGCGAATGTTAAAAAATATAAAGAATTATTTCCAAATGCTTTGATTCTTGATGATGTTTGTGAATCTCATGGATGTAAGTTACCAAATGGATGCCGAACAGGATCTGATAGTTTGGGAGCAACATTTAGTTTTTATTTTGGACATCACATTTCAACAATAGAAGGTGGGATGATTTCTACAAATAACTATGAACTTTATGATTTGATGAAAATAAAAAGAAGTCATGGATTAGCAAGAGAATCTACAAGATATGCTGAATATGTGAAACAGTATCCAGATATTTCCAATCAATTTCTTTTTGTTACTGATGGTTATAATTTTAGAAATCATGAATTAGGTGCAATTTTGGGTTTATCTCAACTTAAAAGATTGGATCTTTATATTCAAAAACGTAATGAAAATTATAAAAAATTTGTTGAGTTAATTTCTAAATATTCAATTGATTTTTATGTACCATTAGTTCCACAAACTTGTAGCAATTTTTGTTTTCCTTTAATTTGTAGAACCAAGGAATTGGCAGATAGATTAAAAATAATATTTGATGAGGTTGGTATTGAACATCGGCCAATTATTAGTGGAAACCTACTTAAACAACCATTCTTATCTGGGCACAAAATTACAACTCAGAAAGATAATTTGAATGTAGATTATATTCATAATAATGGAATCTACCTTGGAAATAATCAATTTATTGGAGATGAGGAATTGAATTTACTTAAATCTATTTTGGAAAAATTAAAATGATTGGATTTAATGCTTTGGGAAAAATGGGACTCTTAGGCAATCAAATGTTTCAATTTTCTGCCTTAAAGGGGATTGCCAAAAATAATGGATATCAGTACTGCATACCTCCCGCCAAAGGACAACAAGAATGGGTTGACAATTTGTTATTCAATCCATTTAAACTTTCTTGTAATGATCAATTAAATGTTCAATTTGTAGATCCTGGTAGGGGTACTATATCAGAAAATGGATTTTGTTTTGATGAAAAATTATTCAATAATTGTCCGGACTGGGTAAATCTTCAAGGATATTTTCAAACTGAAAAATATTTTAAACATATTGAATCCGAAATACGAAAAGACTTTGAGTTTAAAGATGAAATTTTGGAACCTTGTGAGGAGATGATGTCTCAATTTAATACTGCTCCTGTTTCACTTCATATTCGCAGAACTGACTATCTTACAAATCCAAATCATACCGTGCTTGGATTGGATTATTATAAAAAAGCATTAGAACAGTTTGGTAATGAACAAGTTATTGTGTTTTCTGATGATCCAGAATGGTGTAATCAACAAGAATTATTTTCCTCAGATAGATTTCTTATTGCGGAAGGAAATACCAACTACATTGATTTGTGCCTGATGACGCTGTGCTCTGGGCATGTTATTGCCAACTCTTCATTCTCTTGGTGGGGTGCATGGTTATCAAACAGCAAACAGGTTGTAGCGCCTTCTGGGTGGTTTGCTGGATCTAATAATGAACACCTAGATACTAAAGATATTATTTCTGAAACTTGGACGGTAATTTAATGAAAATTGGTTTTAATTGTAGTTCATTTGACCTCTTCCATGCTGGGCATGTTACAATGCTCAGAATGGAGAAGGAGATGTGTGACTATCTAAAAGTAGCATTGCAAGTAGATCCTACAATTGATAGATTTGGGATTAAAAATAAACCCACACAATCTATTTACGAAAGATATGTTCAGTTGCAGGCATGTAAATATGTTGATGAAATTTTAGTTTATGAAACTGAAGCAGATCTTCTTAATTTGATTCAAACTCAATCTATTGATATTAGATTTTTGAGTGAAGAATATGAAAATAGGGATTTTACTGGAAAGCAGTATTGTATTGATCATGGAATTGAAATCCATTATCACCTAAGAAAACATAATTATTCTTCAACAGAACTAAGGAATAGAATTTATTGTTTGGAAAAACAAAAAAGAGAATTGAAAGAAAAAGAATCTCCAATACCTCCACATTCTTTAGAACTTTTGGATAAATATTCTATTCAAAATAATTCAATTAATTCTGAATTGGAGGATACTTTATTATGGCATCCTGTATAATGACTGAATTTAATTTTTTAATTAAAATGAAACTTGTGGAAAATTAATGAATCAAAATTTGATATCTGTTTTTGGGTCAACTGGATTTATTGGTAGTCGATATTGTTCTCTTTATTCTGATAAAATTATTAAAATTAATAGAGAAGATAGAATTCCAAAAAGTAAAAACATTTTATACTTTATTTCTACAGTTGACAATTATAATATTCATACGAATATTACTTTGGATGTTGAAACTAATCTAAAAGTTCTCTGTGAAGTCTTAGATTTTTGTAGAGATACTGATATTGTATTTAATTTTATCAGTTCTTGGTTTGTTTACGGTGAAACTCAATTACCAGCAAAAGAAGAATACACATGTTATCCAACAGGATTCTATTCCATCACTAAAAAGGCAGCAGAAGATCTTCTAATTTCTTTTTGTAAAACCTACAAAGTTAATTATAGAATTCTTCGTCTTTGTAATGCTTATGGTTCTGGCGATAATAAAGTATCAAAAAAGAAAAATGCTATTCAGCATATGATCAATCTTCTAAAGGAAAATATGGAAGTTTCTTTATATGATGGAGGTACTCCTATTAGAGATTTGATGCATATAGATGATATTTCTAATGCCATAGATTTGGTCATAGAAAGGGGTGAATTGAATAACATCTACAATATTGGTAGTGGACATCCAACTACTATTCGTGATATAATAGAAATGTCGAAAGAAATGTTGCATTCCAATTCTCCAATCACTTTTATCGAAACTCCTGAATTTCATAGTATAGTTCAAGTCAAAGATTTCTGGATGGATACATCTAAGTTGAAGAGTTTGGGATTTAAACAAAAGATTACATTAAACCAAGGAATTAAAGAATTATGCCTGAGTTGATAGATAATTTTCTTGCCACTGTAAAAGATAGTGGTCAGAATATATTTCCATATTTAGCAAATAAAAAAGATTTTGATCCTACTAAAGATACGGTATATTATTCTGGACCTTATTGGAATGATCTTGAAATAAAAGAAATTATTAATTCCATTTTGTATGGTAAGTGGTTGTCATCTGGAGAAAATGTAAATAAATTTGAAAGGGAGTTTTCCAAGAAGTTTAATTTTAAACATTCTGTAATGGTAAACTCTGGTAGTTCTGCTAACTTAGTTATGTTTGCTGCTCTTAAGAAACATTTTGGGTGGAAAGATGGGGATGAGGTAATTGTATGTGCATGTGGTTTTGCTACTACAGTTGCCCCTATTGTTCAGTGTGGGATAAAACCTGTCTTCGTTGATATTGACTGGGAAGATTTAAATTGGGATTTGGAACAAGTTGAATCTAAAATTACAAATAAAACGAGAGCTGTGATTTCTTCACCTGTTCTTGGAAATCCTTATGACATTAATAAGATTGTAGATATCTGTAAAAGAAATAATATTGAACTGATTGCAGATAATTGTGATAGTCTTGGCAGCAAATGGGATGGTAATTATTTGACAGATTATGCAGTAGCAGCATCTTGTTCCTTTTATCCTGCACATCATATTTGTACGATTGAAGGTGGAATGGTTTCTTCTAATGTAAAAGAGATTGTTGATCTTGCTCGTAGTTTTGCTTGGTGGGGTCGTGATTGTTATTGCGTGGGTGCACAGAATCTTCTATCTTGCGGAACTTGTGGAAAACGATTTGATAACTGGTTGTCGGATTACGATGGTGTTGTAGATCACAAATATGTGTTTTCTAATATGGGATATAATTTAAAACCTCTTGATTTGCAAGGAGGTATTGGAACTGTTCAACTTCAAAAGTTTGATGAAATTCACAATCTCCGCAGATTAAATAAAGAGAGGATTCAAAATGCACTTGAGAAAATTGATGGTGTTAGTGTTGTTAATGAAAGATCTCAGGCAGAAACAAGTTGGTTTGGAGTTCCTATTGTATGTTCTACAAAAGAACAAAAACGGAAATTAGTTGCTCATCTTGAAAATAATAGAGTTCAGACTCGTAATTATTTTGCTGGTAACATTCTTCTTCATCCAGGATATAGGCATCTTGATGATGCTTTTAAATATCCCAAGGCAAATCAAGTTTTAGATAAAGTATTTTTCTTGGGATGTTCTCCAACTATTAACGATGAAATGCTTCAGTATATTGAGTCTATTATTAATGAGTTTTTATGAAAATTGCAATTTCTTTTGTTGGAACTGGTGGATATTTGAATTATCTTCCAGACTGGTATACTACTTTAAAAGATAATTTTATTCCAGATGTAGAAAAAGTATTTCTAGTTTTTACCGATGGTGAAGGAGATTGGCCGAACGATATAATAAAAATTCATTCTGATCATTATGGTTGGCCAGAAACTTTTAATCATACTTTTAAAAATCTATTAAAATCGGAACAATATATTCAAGATTGTGATTGGTTTGTATCAGTTGACGCTGATATGAAGCCAGTAACAATAATTTCTTATCAAGAATTTTTTGATGATACTAAAGATTATTTTGGTGTTCAACATCCATGTCATTTTTTGGGGATGAATCCTCATACTAAATTTCCTGGATCTTTTGATGTTAATCCAAAATCAAAAGCTTGTGTGACAGAAGATATGGATCTTTCTGTTTATTATCAGGGATGTTTGTGGGGTGGAAAAGTTCCGCAAATTTTCAATATGATGAGAGAACTTGATTATTGGAATGATGAAGACATGTCACAAAATGTTGCACCTGTTTGGTATGAAGAATCTTATTTTAATAAATTTTTTATTTTAAATAAAGAGAAAGTTCATACTCTTGGTCCAGAATATGCGTATCCAGAAGTTTTTTCTGAATATTGTAATTTTGATCCAAAAATAGTACACTTAGCAAAAGATAATTCAAAATACCATATATAATACATAATATATGCTATAATAGTTCTACTGCATAATAAAGATATGAAATGGAAATCTGATTTAATTAAAGACGTTAGAAGTAATACTACCGCAGATGATTTGTGTTGTGGCATTGATCACTTTTTGAACCTTTGGCCAGATGCAAAAGACGAGGAGTCGGTCATCAATACCTATAGCGGTCAAGAGGTTACAGAATGTAATCGTGAGGCTTTGAAGCAACAATTTCTTAAAGTAAAAAATAATTGTAAAGCAATTCTTGAGATTGGTATTGGCAGAAACGGAAAGGATTCTTTTGCCACCGTTTTTTTTGAAAATAAAAATAATGATACCAAATATGTTGGAGTTGATATTGAAGACCGTAGTTGGTTAGTAGACTATGGTGAAAATATTTTTACTATTCAAGGAAACAGTTCAAATTATGATGAGATTGTAGAAATTATTAAAGATAAATTTGAAATAGAAAAATTTGATTTTATTTTTATTGATGGATTGCATAGTTTAAATCAAGTTTTGAAAGATTGGGAATATACTAATTTACTGAGTGATACTGGTATAGTTGGTTTGCATGATACTAGTCATCATATTGGACCTTTTCTTTTTATTCGCAATCTTGACAAAGATAAGTGGGAT